TCGTTTGGGCGGTCGATCGTGTCCTGACGGATCACTGGAAAGGACAGGACGAGGCGGCCGAGACTAAGCGAAAGGCGGACGCCGCGAACCGTAAACAAATCGGGAGCAAGCAATGACTGATCGAGTTATCCGGATAGTCGTCGACTCGACCGGCGTCGTCAGGGGCGTATCGCAAGCAAAAAAACCGCTCGACGACCTCGACCGCAAAACAAAGAAAACGACGAAAGGACTCTCGACAGGATTTAAAGCGGCCGCCGCCGGCGTCGTCGCGTTTGCCGCCGCTCTCGGCGCCCGTGAGATTTTCCAGGCTGTCGACGCTTTCCAGGGGCTCCAGAATAGGCTCCGGATCGTGACAGACTCGACCGAGGAGCTGGCCAGCGTCCAAAAGTCATTATTTGAAATCTCACAAGACACGCGGACAGGATTCGAGGCGATCGCGTCGCTCTATGGATCGGCGGCGATCGCGGCCGACGAGCTCGGCGCGTCGACCGAGCAACTCCTCCGACTGACGGAAATCTCGGGCAAGGCGCTCGCCATCCAGGGCTCGAGCGCCCAGGAATCGCGGGGCGCTTTGCGCCAGCTCTCGCAATCATTCTCGAGCGGTATCGTTCGAGCCGAGGAGTTTAACTCGATCCTCGAGGGCGCGTTCCCGATCGCCCAGGCGGCCGCCCGTGGATTCGGGGAGGCCGGCATATCCGTCGGCGAGCTCCGGAAACGTGTCACCGAGGGCCAGGTCTCGAGCACGGAATTTTTCGACGCGATCATAAAAGGCGGCGAGGGCATCGACGAGCAATTCGAGAAAACCGAGGTCACTCTCGGCCAGGCAATAACGACGATTCAAAATTCCTTTTTAAACCTGGTCGGCTCACTCAATGCCACCAGCGGCGCCGGCGAGGGATTGGCCGGCATCCTGATCGGCGTCTCGGACGCGATCGACGACCTCACGCTCGCATTTACTGGAACGCTCCAGCCCGAGGACGAGCTAACCGAGGGAATGAAACAACTCGCGACGGCGGCCGTCTCGGTCGGCTTTGTTATGAGCGCCCTCGCCGACTCCCTGGTGACAACTGTCCAGACCGCTTTCCAGATTGTCGGCGAAACGATCGGCGCCACGGCGGCCGGCCTCGTCGCATTTTTCAAGCTCGATTTCGCCGCCGCCGATCAAATATTTACCGAGCTCGGCGAGAGTAATGCCAAAAGTTTCCAGGAGGGATTCGGCGGCCTCGAGGAGCGACTAACCGAGGACACTCAGAAAGCGATTAATAAGCTCGAGGAGATTTGGGACGAGGGCAGCCGGGACATAATCGCAGCCGCGACAGGTGGCGGCGGCGGCGGCGAGCGCCCGATCCTCCCGCCTAACTCGGCCGAGGATTTACGCGACGCCAGGGAAGCGGCCCAGGAATTTAAAGTCGGTTTGAATATCGCGACCGAGGAGCTCCGACTCACCCAGGAGCACGGCGAAAACGCCGCGAAAGCGATCCGAGAATTCCGCGAGGATTTAGAGCTCGCGACGGCGGCCGCCGATATATTTGGCGAGCTCGCTCCGACCGAGGAAGTCCTCGCCCTGACCGACGCCTTTGTGAAATTCGGCGAGGAAGCGATCGCAGCGCAACGAGCACTCCGCGAGGAGATCGAGGCGGCCGAATTAGCGGCAACCTTTGACGAACAAATCGAGGCGCTCGAGGAGGAGATAATGCTCCTCGGCGCGAGTAATGAAATCCTCGCGATTAATGCCGAGGTTCGAGCCCTGGCCGCTGGCGCAACCGTCGAGCAAGCCGAGCGAATTCGGGAATTAACCGAGGCGCTCCTGGATCAAAAGGGCGAGCTCGACAAGTCGACCGACGTGCTCCAGGACTTTTTCGACGACTCGGCCGACGCGGCTCAGAGTACGCTCGGCGGAATCCTTGCCGATCCAATGGCCGAGGGACTCGACGAGCTCCCGTTTCAATTCGCCCAAACCCTCCAAAAACTAGCGGCCGACGCGCTCGCCTCCGAGCTTTTCGATATTCTCGGGAGCCTCGGCGGCGGCGGCGGCGGCGGCGGAATCGGCGCATTTATCGGCGGCCTATTCGGCGGCGGCGCCCAGGCCGGCGGCCAGGTCTCGGGAGGCCAGCCGGTACTCGTCGGCGAACGCGGCCCCGAATTATTCACTCCGCCAGGCTCCGGAGCGATTACGCCAAACGTCAATATTAACCAGGCCGCCCAGGCGGCCCCGTCAGTCGTAATAAATAACGTAACCGATCCAGCCGACATTCCGGCCGGCCTCCGAACCGCCGAGGGCGAGGAGGAGGTTATTAATATCATCCAGCGCAACCCCGACGCGGTTCGCAAATTGCTCGGATAGGAGTTAAAAAATTATGTTTCACCAGGGCCAGGCAACCGATTACATAGACCTCCTCGTCCAGCTCGAGGAGCTGGCGGTTAATTCACACGTCGACGCGATCGTTCTTAACGTCGGCGGGACAGGCTGGGCGGTCGGCGATCTATTCACAATTAACGGCGGCACGACCGTCGGCGGCCACGCTGCGATCGGCGAGGTATTGACCGAGGCGGCCGGCGTCGCGCTTACTGTCCGGATATTTGCCGGCGGCGCTTACACCGTGAGCCCAGGCGTCGCGGCCACGACGACCGCGATCCTCCCCGCTGTCGGGATTAATCTCACCGTCGACGCAACGATCGCGGCGACTGGATGGGCGACCGATCGAAGCCAGGTACTCGTCGCGCCCGAGCGCGAGCTCCTACTCCGAGGCGTGGGCTCCGGAGCCGACGAGATATTCGTCGGGATCGAAACGAAACGGAACACCGGGGCCGGCGTGTTTTATTGGGAGCTGGCCGGAAATACCGGATTCGACAATGGCCAGGCTTTCGACGGACAGCCAGGCTCGAGTCGGGCGACGATCGCCACCGACACGCTGACGACGCCGCTCAATAACGGGATAATCGATTTCTTTGTCGTGATCGACGGCTTTCATATTAAGATAATCGCCAAGTCGGGCGCCTCCTACACGAACGCATATCTCGGCTTTATTTTCACCTATGCCACGCCGGCCGAGTATCCTTACCCGCTGTTAATTATGGGATGCTCCTCGCCGAATCTCCGCGACCAGCCGTTTAACACGTCGTCGAATTATATGTCGGGTATGCACGACCCGCTACAATTCGCAAACCTCGACGGCGGGCCTGGCGCGATCCGCGAGGTCGATGGCCAGTGGTACGTCCTCGCTAATGCTTTCCGCCAGGGCGTGAGCAAACTCAAATTATCCGATCGCGTGGTCTATCCGGCGGGCAGTATCCCGAACAATGACACGGTCGAATATAGCCTGATCGACCGATTTATGACTTACAACCAGGCCGACGACCCGAGCATATATTTTGGCAACGCGTCCGACACGGCGGCGCCGGCCATGACACTCCAGCCGTCGGTCGACAGCGGCGGCGATATTGCGTTTCTATGGCCGACTATGATTTATCAAAAAAAGCCGTCTCAGCAATTCCTCGGCGAGCTGATCGACGTTTATCCCGTGGTCGTTTTCGGAATCGGCGCCGTGTCCGAGGACACCATGACCGACGCGAATGGCGACGTTTATTTGCTATTTCAAAATTGCAACCGGACGGACGTCTGGACATTTTTCGGCATTAAGAGGACGTTTTAAAATGGCTTATCAAACCGGCACGAGTACGACGATCGAGGACTTATTGCAACAGCTCTCGACGTTCCTGGTTGCGAATGGCTGGACGGAAGATTTCGCCACGACCGGCGACCCTGGAATAATCGGGTTTTCTAAGAATGGGATTTTCGTCGCGTTCCAATACACCGAGGCAACCAACAGCGGGACGCTCGCGGTTTATCAAAACCTCTCGAACGACGACGGGACGAATGTCTGGCTCTCGACCGGCGACTCGGGCAACGGCGTCGCGAGCCTGACAGCCTCGACGTTTGAATCTAGCCGAAACGTGAATCGAATCGCCGGCCCTCACGCGGCGTATCACTTTTTCGAGCAAGACTCAAACCCCGCCTATTGTCATATTGTGCTCGAGGTTGATACCAATCTATTCCGCCATTTCGGTTTCGGCGAGATCGAAAAAATCGGCGACTGGCAGGGCGGCGAGTATTGTTATGGTCACGACTGGAGGCAAGCCGCCTCACAGATCGACAGCCCGATCTCGTCGGCTCACACGCTCGGCCTCGACGCAAACTCGGCGGGCGCTGGTCAAACCCATTACGCGACCATGCACGTCCGCGACCAGCCCGAACAGGCCGCCGCCGATCGATGGGCGGGAGTCGGGACGCGTGGGAATTTTCCGCAAGGACTCGACCGCGCCGGTAATGATAAACTCCCGTGTATTGGTGGCACCAGGGGCGGGATCAATTCGCAAATGTCGCCGTTTAGAATCTCACAATTAACCGCTTTTAAACCGCTGATCCCGATCGTCGTCCACATGGCGAACACGTCGCCCGCGCCGGACGCGTCTCGGCTATTGGGAACACAGCCCGACGTCCGCCTGGTCAACATGGCGAACCTCGACCCGAGCGAGCAATTCGTTATTGCCGGCGAGACCTGGTTCGTTTTCCCGTGGGTTAGAAAGCAATTTTTACAAAACGACACCGAGGAGAGCTGGAACGGCGGACTCGCCTATCGTCAGGAAACAGCCTAAACAATGGCGGATTTTCCAACAGTCCAGGGCTTTCCCGCCCTCTCGATTAACGACCAGGTCGGAAGCCCTCGAACGCTCCGGCTTTATATCCCAGGTCTCGGCACGACTCCCTATTTCGACCCGCCGGATAATCCTGTCCCGCTCGACCGTGTCCCGCTCGGCGAGGTCGGAGTCAGTGACGGATCGCGATCTGGCCAGCGCCTCGCGGTTTTCTATCGGACGGCAACCTCGGCGGCCGCGTCGACCTGGGGAATCGGCGGCGCCGGCCTGACGCTGACGAGGGAGGTTAATCGCCGGGCGGTCGCCGCTGTTGAAACCAATCGCCAGACCGTGATCGAGTCCGAGATCGCGGGCGATTTGGCGCTGGCTGTCGGCGTGGAGTGGTTCGAGAAGTGTCACGTATTCCCCGGCCGGATCGATCTCGGGAACGTGCTCTCGATTCAAATCCGCGAGCTCGAATTGTTTAATGCTTTCCGCCGGCCGCCCGAGCCTGTTACCTGGGAAACTTTCGTCAACAATACCAGCGGCGGGATCGTGATAACGAACCTCCCCGGCTTGCCCTTTGTGATAAATGCCTTTGCCTCGTTTATCGCCGACGTGACGATCTCGACCAGCGGGCCGCCGTCGATCTCGGGGACTCTCGACTTTACTTTCTCGGCACCGACGGCCGCGACGATCTCCGTCCCGGTCACTGGCAACCGGATCACCATTTTTCAGTATCGGCCACAACACCCGATCCGAGAAACCCTGGCATTTAAAACCGATATTATTAAGCTATTCGATGGCACCGAGCAACGGATCAAACTCCGCGAGGCGCCGCGTCAATCGTTCGCGTTCACTGTCCGCACCGACGACGACCGGACACGGGACAAAATAAACGCCGTCCTTTTCGACTGGCAAGCGCGAGTTTTTGGCGTCCCGGTTTGGCACGAGTCCGAGGAGCTCCTGGCGCCGATCGCAATTAACGACCTGGTGATCCAGGTCGACACGACGACGAGCGACTATCGCGTCGACTCCCTGGTTATGGTTTACGACGGCGATTTTAATTTCGAGGCGCTCGAGGTCGACTCGTTCACGGCCGGCTCGATCACGGTCAAGACAGGATTTTTAAATGCTTTCGATCCGCTGTCGGCGATCGTTATGCCGCTCCGCTCCGCCTACACAAAGCCGAGCCTCCAGAATAATCGTTTCGCGATCGGCCCGAGTGATTTTTCGATGGCGTTCGACGTCCTCGATAATGTCGACCTCTCGGACATTGGGGCCGCGACGACGTTCCTCGGCACTGGCCAAACGATCGCGAAACCCGTCCTCGACGGCCTTAACTTTATGAGCGGGAACACGATCCAGGAGGGAATCCGCCGGCGGACTATCGAGCTCGATCACCAGACCGGCCCGAAAGTTACATTCTCGCCCTGGTCGAAAGGCAAGCCGCTTTATCAATTCGCGACCGAGGCGAAAAGCCAGCTCGAGGTTTGGGACTTTCGTAAGCTAATGCACTTTTTGAACGGCTCACAAACCGCCTTTTATATCCCGACCGGCCGGCGTGATTTTAAACCGCTGGCCGACATTGGCGACAGCGCGACCGGCTTCACGATTCCGAATATAGGCTGGACTGATTTCGTCGGCTCGGTCACGCCTCGGAGCGATCTCCTAATCCTCCGAACCGACGGGACTCAAAGCCTCCATTTAATCACCGGGTCGAGCGTGGCCAGCGAGGACGAGGAAACGATCACTATCTCGCCGCCGATTACGCCGGCGCTCCCGCTCGTCGAGCTCGATCGAATGACAGTTTTAACGCTGTCGAGGATCACCGACGACAAAGTGACAATGGAACACCGCCGGCCAGGCGAGGCGAGACTATCGATTAAATCGATCGGGATACCGTCGTGAGTTTTGAACCGATAGAGACCAGCCGGGAGGACGGGAACGTCCTCGAGCTTTACGAGTTTAAATACGGCGTCGATACGACCAGGCTCACCAGCTACAACCGCGATATAGTTTTCGGCGGCGTGACCTGGACGGCGATCCAGATTTCCCGAGGCGAGGTTCAAAACAGCGCCGAGCAAGCCGTCAACGAATTAAAGGTCGATATGCCATTGAGCCATCCGATCGCCTCGCAGTACATTGGAAACGTGCCTGGCAAAGTCGGATCGATTCGGATTTTCCGAGCTCACGCTGACGACCCGGCCGAGGAAACGATTTTAATATTCGACGGCTTTGTGAGCCAGGCAAAATTCGACGGCGCCCTGGTCGCGACGCTATCTCTCTCGCCATCAACGAGCGTGTTTAAACGCTCCGGCCCTCGGTTCAATTATCAATCGCTGTGTAATCACGTGCTCTACGATTCCCGCTGTAAAATCCTCGAGGACGCGTTCCGATTCACGGGGACAGTGGTCGCCGTCGGGCCTCGAACCATTGAGGTTTCCGGATTGTTAGCGGCCGAGGGCGCCGATTGGGCGGTCTCTGGTTTTGTTCGATCGCCGGCCGGCACGAGCGACGACGCCCGCCTGATCCTGTCACAGTCGGGCGACACGCTCTCGCTGTTAAACGATTTCGCCGAGTCCCCGCTCCTCGGCACCGTCGACGTGTTCGCTGGCTGCGATCATTCGCTGGCGATCTGCGAGAGCAAATTCGCGAACGTGATTAATTACGGCGGCTTTCCATTTGTGCCAATCAAAAATCCGTTTAATTCGAGTTTGAGAGGCGGTAAATAATGCCGTTTTTCACTATGCTTTTAAGCTACCTGGTGACGTTTTTAATCACCGAATTGTTGAGGCCGAAACCGAAT